TGACGGATATACTGCCGAGCAAGCACTTGCAAGTTATTGTATCGAAGGTGCTAAATTGAGAGGTTTTGCCAACAAAACAGAATATGTTGATAGGTTAAAGTATGAAGTTGATATCATAGAAAAGCGCGGATTTTCTAAATATTTTCTTACCATGAAAGCAATTGCAGACCGTGCTTCAAAGACACAACTTACAGGCGCAGGACGCGGTTCTGCGGCGGGTTCTTTGGTTGCCTATGCTCTAGGTATTACTCAAGTGGATCCGATCCGTTATGGACTACAATTTGAGCGTTTCTTGACTAAGGGCGGCACCGGTTATCCTGATATAGATTTCGATACAGCGGAACCGATGAGACTTAAAGAAGAATTGGTTGATGCTTGGGGAGACAGTACTGTAGTTCCGATCACTAATTGGAACACATTACAACTAAGATCTCTAGTAAAAGACATATCTAAATTTTATGGTGTTCCATTTAACGAGGTTAATAACGTAACAGGAAAGATGTTAGCGGAAGCAACACCGTTGGCAAAGAAGGCACATGGTATCACAGCGGGTGTTTATAATCCAACCTTTGAAGAACTGATGGAATATTCTGAAACTTTGCAGGGGTTCCTGAAAAAGTATCCACATATTAAAACTCATATCAACGCACTTTACGGTCAGACAAGATCTGCGTCTAGACATGCAGGAGGTGTTGTTGTCGGTGAGAATCTAGACGAGTGGATGCCTTTGATAAACAGCAAGGGCGTGAGACAAACTCCATGGTCTGAAGGTCAGAATGTTCGCCACTTAGAACCAATGGGTTTTATTAAGTTTGACATCCTGGGTCTCGCATCGCTAAGGATGATTGAAGGAGCGATTCGACACGTACTAAAGAGGCACTACGATAATCCAGACCCTTCTTTTGATGACGTTCGTCACTTTTATGAAGAAAAATTGCATTCTGAAAAGATGGACTTAAATGATAAAAACGTTTGGGAGAATGTATTCCATGCAGGTAAGTGGGCAGGAATATTTCAATTCACAGAAACCGGCGCACAAAAGTTTTGTGAGCAAGCAAAACCAAACAATATTATTGAATTAGCAGCAATAACATCTATTTACAGACCCGGTCCATTGTCTGCGAATGTGCATGAGAAGTATGTCGCAGCAAAAGAAAATCCAAAAGATGTATACTATCTTAATGATACTGTAAGAGATGTGACAGAGGAAACGTATGGTTTCCTTATTTTTCAAGAGCAGATCGCAATGCTTGCGCACAAACTTGGAAAAAACCTTTCATTGGACGAAGGCAATAAACTTAGAAAGTTGTTGACGAAAAAAGGCACAGGTGCCGTCGCTGAAGAGAAGGATAAGATTTGGTGCAAGTTTAAAGATGGTTGTGTAGAGAAGGGAATGTCTCGCGCACAGGCGCAAGAACTGTGGCAAACGTTTGAATACTTTTCTGGTTATGGTTTTAATAAGTCGCATGCCGTATCTTATTGCGTCCTTTCGTATCAGTGCGCTTGGTTGTTTAATTATTATCCAGAGTGTTGGTTGGCAGCATTCCTAGATAAAGAACCAGAGACTAGAAAAGAGAGAGCAATCAACACTGTAAAGTCTTTTGGTTATAGTATTGTTCCTTTGAATGTCAATACATCAGGAACCGTTTGGGAGATCGGAGAAGACAGCAAAGAGTTAATTCAACCTTTAACATCAATCAAGGGTTTGGGGGAGTCTGCAATCAAGCAAATCCTAGACAATAGACCCTTCAATACAGTAGAGGAGTTTCTGTTTAATGAGTCAATAATTTATAGCAAACTAAACAAAAAGACTGTTGATGCCTTAACAAGGTCTCAGGCACTCAATTGTTTGATGGATAGCAGATTCACTGGACTAAAGCATTTCTGGTCTGCTGTAGCAGTTGATCGACCTAGAAAAGAAAAGAACTTGCTAGAAAATATAGAGAGGTATGCCGATGAAGGTGACTTTTCTGAAGAAGAAAAAATACAACATTTAGTGGACTTAACTGGTGTTTTTCCAATCAATCTTGTGATGGGACCAGAAATCATGGGTAAACTAGAAGAGATGTATATACCTCCTATTTCTGAATTTGATCCTGACTTGCAGGTAGTTTGGTTTATCCCTAGAGAAGTAATCAAGAAGAAGACACGGAACGGTAAAGATTATTATCTTGTTAGGGTTATTGACTCGAACTCTGAAACAAACACAATTAAGTGTTGGGGTGTCAAACCAGAGGTGGACAAAGTTCATGTCAACAGACCTTATATGGCAAGACTCAACTGGGATGCTCAGTGGGGATTTAGTACAAGGTCTGTGAGGAAAATGTTTAAATTATTAGCATAAAATACTTGACAAACAAAAAAGATAATGATATGGTAAATCAAAGGAGAAGTTATGTTTGAACAAAAGGTTAGAGTTTTTAAAACGAGAGAGACAGCAAAGTTGCCGGAACGCGCACATCTTTCAGATGCAGGGATGGATTTTTTCTTTGCACCAGAATTTAATGAACCAGTCTCTATTGATCCAGGAGGATCCGCAATTCTTCCCACAGGAATAAAGATGCAAGTGCCACCAGGGCATATGTTGCAAATTATGAATAAGTCAGGGATTGCTGCTAAACGATCTTTGATCGCCGGTGCGTGTGTTGTGGACCAGGGGTACACTGGTGAGATATTTGTAAATCTTCATAATGTTGGCACCACAACACAAGTCTTGGAACCAGGCATGAAGTTGGCGCAAGGAGTTTTCATCGAGGTGTCCAAACCTTTACTTATTGAGGTGAACGAGGATAATATATATGGTAGAAGAACTGATAGAGGTACGGGTGCTTTGGGGTCTACTGGGAAATAATATGACCTCAATGAAAAGAAAAGTGAAGAGAAAAAAGAAGAAAGATACAGAAAAGAAAATGCAAGAGCAGATCACCATGTTTGATAAGATTGGTGATCATTGTTTGGTCTGTAACGAACCTTTCGATAGAAGAGACAAAGAACAGGCGAAGACTTGGACAGTTGTGGTTAGAAAGAGCGAAGGCAAAGTCAACTTATATTGTCCAGCGTGTTGGAACAAGGCACACGATATCATAGAGGATTTTAAGAAACACAGAGGAGAAAAAAATGTTTAGAAATACCTTGGCGTTCGATGACGTACTTTTAGTACCAAAAAGATCGGACATCGAATCTAGAAAGGAAATTAGTACCGAGTCCACTATGGGCAACTTAACATTGAGACTACCAGTAATATCGAGTCCTATGGATACAGTAACAGAGAAGGATATGACTGTAGCACTTGACGCCGCTGGTGGTCTGGGAGTGATCCACAGATATAATAGTGTTGAGGAACAGTGTCGTATAGTGGATGAGTCTGTAAAGTCTGGTGCAAAAAATATTGCTGCTGCTGTTGGTGTCACAAAGGATTTTGTCTCCAGGGCAGATGCTCTTTATAAATCTGGTGCTAAGACTATCTGCATCGACGTAGCACATGGTCATCATTCAAACGTAGAGTCTGCTATCAAAAAATTAAAGGATACACTTGGAAATAGTGTGACCATCATTGCAGGAAACGTTGCAACACCAGAGGGTTACTATGACCTATCTTCATGGGGCGCAGATGCAGTTAGAGTTGGTATCGGCGGCGGATCCATATGTTCTACGAGGGTTCAAACCGGACATAGTGTTCCAACGCTGTGGTCTGTTATGGGTTGTAACATGGAGAGAGATGCTTTGATCAAGGGACTAAGGGAGGATGCAAACTTTACCCCCGCTGCTATTATCGCTGATGGTGGTGTGAAGACAGCAGGAGACATAGTCAAGGCACTCGCCGCCGGTGCGAACTTTGTGATGCTTGGTTCGATGTTGGCAGGAACTTCAGAAACCCCTGGTTCTTTGATGCAGTCGACTTCGGGTAAGCACTTCAAGTCTTACAGAGGAATGGCATCAAGAGAGGCACAGGAGGATTGGAAAGGCACCGCTAATTCTTTGGAGGGTGTAGCAACTACAATACCATACAAAGGACCAGTAAACTTTATATTATCTGACTTGGTTCAAAATATACGCAGTGGACTATCTTATACGGGCGCAAGGAATATAAGAGAGTTGCAATTAAATAAGGAATTTATCATACAAACTTCTGCGTCACAGGTTGAGTCATCAACACATATCATGAATAAAAATGTATGAAAAAGTATTATGATAAGTACGGCACAGACTACAAGAGTTTGTTGATATTGATACTAGACAAGTTGCATGTAGATTTGAGAATCCGCCTAAGACACGACGGTTTCTCGCAGCAAAATTTTTTTACAACTTTGATTCAAATGTACCTTAGTAATGACGAGAGGATGCTAGAAGTTGTTGATCACATGAAGAGTGTCTTGACAAACAGAGGCAAACAAAGAAAAGAAAAAACAAAAAAAATGATACAAAAAGGGAAAGAGATACAAAAACAATTTGCGCTTTCTGAAGAAGACTTAGAAGATATCTTCGACATGATAGCGCAAGAGCATGGGGAATTATGACAAAAAAGGAAAAACGTGAAAAAATTAAAACAGATAGATCCTGGATAGACTCACCAGAAGATAACAATTGTGTATATGAAGCGATTAGAAAAAATGGAGCAATGACTTTAGAAGAAGTCGCTAAAAGATTGGGGATAAGTTTTGTTCGAGTCAAGCAATTAGAGACTCAAGCAATGAAAAAACTATCTAGAATTTGTAATAAAACAAACTTTTTTGAATAACTAATACTAATTAGGAGTGAGTTTTTAATATTTTTTTGAAAAGGAGTTATAACATTATGAGCAAAAAAGAACTACTCAGCGAGACCGCGATTAGAAGGTTTATGAAACTTGCCAATATTCCAGGTACTTTTGCAAACCTCCGCGAAGCAAGCGATGAAGAAACAGTTGAAGAAGCAAAAGCAGAAACAGAAGAAACAGTTGAAGAGGCAACAGAAAACAACGAAGACGTTGTAGAGGAAGCAACAGAGGAAACTGAAGAAACTGTAAACGAGAGTGAAGAAGAGACTCTTGAAGAAGAGGAAGAAACAGTTGAAGAGATGAGTTACTATGAGGACGACCCGGATGCAGATCCAGCACCAGAAGGTGGAGCAGAAGATGTATCCTTGAGTGATGAGGAAGCAGCACTTCTTGTTTCACTCGGACAGAAGATCGAAAAACTTCAGGGTGGCATGGGAATGGATGACGAGATGGCAGAACCAGAGATGGATGATGAGATGCCAGAACCTGAAGAAGAGATGGGAGAAGACGAAGAGGACATGATGGAAGAAGAATTTGACATTGATGCCCTAGTCAACGAGGTCAGCAATAAGGTGCTTAAACGCCTAGTTTCAGAGAAGATTAAAAACTCTTAATAAACTTTGTTGCTCATGATGAGTGAGAACCCTCCATAATATTTTTTATGGAGGGTTTTTTTTGGTTGACATTATGAGTTTACAATGATAGTATATAGAAATGGAAAATAACATATATTACTTTTTAGTTTACTTTTTAAGTGGTGCATTTACATCTGCACTTGTTTTAAAATCTTTTCAGAAAGTTGAAAACATTTCTTTTTTTGCAAAGATAGAATTATCTGTTTTAAAAATCTACAAAGCACTAGATCATGACATAAGAACAGCAATGAAAATAAAGTATATCTCTCTTAAGGATTCCAATGTTAGTGAAGATATCATAACAGATGTTGCAAAAAAAGATCAATTAGTCTTGAATAAGTGGAGAAAGTCTGCTATAAATAAACTATTATTGGAAAGACCTAGTTCAATGATTAATTATAATAACTACAAAACGTGGAACGAAGCAATGAATAAGATAAAGAAAGGGTAGATAGATGGATGCTAATTTAGTTGGTTGGATGTATAGAAAACTAGACGATGAATCTTGCATATATAGAATTCAATTAAGCACCTCCAGCAAGAGGTTGGTTAACAAAGTCTCTAAACAGATTGGTGGAAAAATAGTTGGAGAAGGTTATGGGTCGAAAGGGAAACAGACAGTCTTAATTTTTGAAAAGATCTTCAAAGACCAAAAAGACTGGATTACATTTGCAAAAGGATTAGAATTTAATGTCACAGAATACAACAACAGAACAGGAAAATACAAAGAAATTAGCAAAAGAAAACCAGGACGACCTCGAAAGCAAAAGTGAGATTGAACCGGTTGAATCTGAAAAGGTCGCAACAGAGGAAACTCAACCGTTGATCATAATCAACAATGTTGAACAACCTCCGCCTGCATCGAAGGAGTATCCAAGGACGATAAGTTTGTATGGCGATGTGACAGAAAAAATGGGAGAAGATACTGTAAATGTACTTTTCTATTTAGACGACAGTGGATACTTTGAGCATCAAAGTGCAGAAGACCCAGACGAGATTATTGTCTTAAAGAAACCTATAAAGATGATTGTGTCGACCTATGGTGGATCAGCAGCAGAAATGTTCTCTATACATGATGCAATGAGAACAGTGAGAGAGACCACAACAATCGAGACAGTGGGACTAGGCAAGGTTATGTCCGCTGGTGTTCTGCTTTTAGCGTCAGGTACGGAAGGTCAGCGCAAAATCGGTAGAAATTGTAGAGTGATGATTCATTCGATATTAGGTGGTTCTCAAGGTTCGCTAGTCAGCATAGAGAATGAGATAGAAGAGATGAGATGGATCCAGGAAAGATATATCAAGTGCTTGGCAGCAGAAACTAAATTAACAGAAAGAAAGATACAAGCAATGCTGAAAAAGCAGTTGGATATATATTTATCAGCAGAGCAAGCGGTCGAATATGGTATCGCTGATATAATTATATAAAGGAATTTACCATTATGAACAAAGAAGAGAATAAAATATTTCTAGAAGTTCTAGATATAATTCAAAATTTTACAAAACCAAGCATCAAAGAAAGCAAGGGTTCAAAGAACTTCCCGTCATTCTTGGACTTAAGGTTAGACGCAAAATTTATAAGTAGACAGGAGAGCATCACAGACAAGGACTACAAGCAAATAATTGAAGCAGCAAAGTCAATCGGCATCGACAAGGCGTCCGATATCAGGCA